CAAGAGACAACGAACAACAACCAGCACAATGGTATCAGTTCCCTGATGAGAATGAGAAATGGGCTGGAGACCCTGCTACTATGGATGAATTCATGGGACCATCTCAACCTCAGACTACAGCCTATGCTGGTGAAGAACCTGTTTTTGGAAAAGACTTTAACTTAGATACTGTTGAACAGGATGCTATTGACTACGAAGAAAAGAATGCATATCGAAATAAAGACCCAAATAGACCACAGTCAGACTTTGATAAATGGGCTGCTCCTGATGAACTAACAGAAAATGAATACAGAAAGAAACAAGGTCAGTTAGCTATTCAAGCAATACAGAAACAAATAGAAAACACTAAGTATGGTTATTTTACTAAGATGACTCCAGGTGAAAAAGCTCAAAGAGATGAAAGAATAGAGGAACTTACTAGAGAAAAAAATAGATTAATGGAAATCTATAGAGCTAGAGACTGGGCTCAAGGTACACCTAATGAAGAAGCTAGAAAGAAATATAATCAAGCAGGACAATATTTAATAGATACTGCAGATGAAGCAAGAAAAAGCGAACATCCAGACATGATTACGAAGTTATGGAATACTAACAAAGATAAGCTAGACCCTGACTTTGTAACTATGTTAGAGGAAACTGTACCGGAATTAGCAGGAGATGCTAAACAAGTAGTAGATAATATAACAGATGTAGTAATTCCAGGAATAAAGAAAGATTTTGATAAAGCTGTAAACTGGATTGATAATCTAAAACCTTTAGAGGGATTTATTTCTGAGGATGGTGCAGCTGAGACTGGAATTGTAGATAATATGAGTGATGACATGGAAGTTTATATGGACATGTTAAGGGATGAAGAAGGGTTTGAACCTGTAGGTATAAATAAGTTTAATGAGGAACATAATACTATAGGATATGGGCACAATGGACCTGAGGTACGAGAAGGTATGCCTATGAATAAAAGACAAGCAGAAAACTTACTTAGACAAGATATAGAAGAAAGACTACCACAAATTAAAAAAGCTATTCCTAAATTTAATAGTCTACCTATGGAAGTTAAACGACATATAGTAAGTTCATGGTTTAGAGGTAGTTTAAGTGGTTCTCCAAAAACAATTAAGTTAATTAATGCAGGACAATATGCAAAAGCTGCAGATGAGTTCTTAGATAACCATGAGTATAAAACTACAGAACTTAAAGGTGTTAAGAAAAGAATGAAAGCTACAGCAGATGCGTTGAGAAGTTTAGAAGGTAGATGACACAGTTACAGGTAAAGTTGCATGACAAGCAACGAGAAGTATTTGATGACCCACACAGATTTAGAATTGTTGCTGCTGGTCGTAGGTTTGGTAAATCTAGGTTAGCTGCCTGGTTATTACTAATAGAAGCACTACAAAGTACTAGTAAAGATGTATTTTATGTAGCTCCGACCTTCCAACAAGCAAAAGATATCATGTGGGGAGTGTTAAAAGACTTAGGTAAAGACGTTATATCAGCTGCACATGAGAATACAAGTGTATTAACACTAATAAACGGTCGGAAGATATACTTAAAAGGAGCAGATAGACCAGATACACTTCGTGGAGTGGGTTTATCTTTCTTAGTAATTGATGAATACGCAGATATTAAACCTAATGTATGGGAACAGATACTTAGACCAGCATTAGCAGATGTACAAGGTAAAGCATTGTTCATAGGAACACCAAAAGGTCGTAACCATTTTCACGATTTATGGGAATATGCAGAAAAAGAAGAAGATAAAGAATGGGAATCATTTCATTACAGTAGTTATGATAACCCATTAATACCTGAATCAGAGATTGAAGCTGCTAAGAAGTCTATGAGTAGTTTTGCATTTAGACAAGAGTTCTTAGCAAGTTTTGAAGCAGCTTCTAGGGATATATTTAAAGAAGAATGGATAGAATATGGAGAAGAAGATGAAGAACCTGAAGATGGTAAGTACTACATTGCAGTCGATTTGGCAGGATTCGTGGGAGTGGATAAAACAGCAGGTAACAAGAATCGTAAACTGGATGAGACTTCTATTTCCATAGTCAAGGTACACAGAGATGGATGGTGGGTAAGTGATATAAGACATGGTAGATGGGATATTAAAGAAACATGTAATGAGATATTTAATGCAGTGAAAGATTATATGCCATCTAAAATAGGAATTGAAAAAGGTTCCCTTAAGAATGCAGCAGCACCCTATTTAAATGATTTAATGAAACAAAATAACATGTATTTTAGGATAGAAGACTTAAATCATGGTAATAGAAAAAAGAGTGAAAGAATTATTTGGTCTTTACAGGGTATATTTGAAAATAGACAGATAGTATTGCAGAGAGGAGATTGGAATAAAGAGTTTGTAGACCAATTAGTCAATTTCCCTAATGCTCAAATGCATGATGACTTAGTAGATTCATTAGCATACATACAACAAATAGCACAGACAGAAGTAGTATTTGATACGGATATAGAAGAAGAATACCAATCACTTGATGTAGTGTCAGGATATTAAAGAGGATAAAGAATGGATACAGGTAATAACCCACAGATAGGTCCAAATAAACTAGTAAGCTGGTTACAAGGTCATTTAGAAGATTGGAGAGATTCAAGAGATGATAATTATCTAGAAAACTGGAAAGAATACGAAGCTCTTTGGAGAGGTGAATGGAGAGCTGAAGATAGGCTTAGAGAATCAGAAAGAAGTCGTATAGTATCTCCTGTATTACAAGAAGCTATTGAAAACCATGCATCAGAAATTGAAGAAGGTGTATTTGGTAATGGAGATGACTTATTTACTATAGATGATGACTTCATGGATAAGGATGCTAAAGATATTGATTATATGCAATCTTATATGAAGCAATGTTTTAAACAAACAGGATTAAGGTCTCAAGTAGGAGAAGTAATACTATTAGCATCAATATATGGAACAGGGATTGGTGAAGTAGTTGTAGAACAAACAAAAGATTATGTACCTGCAACAGAAGTTATGGAAGAAGTAGATTCTGTAGCGGTCGGGACAAAGTCTAAAGACAAGGTTAGAGTATATTTAAACCCTATTAGTCCTCAGAACTTCCTTATAGACCCTAATGCTAATGGTGTTAAAGATGCAATGGGTTGTGCAGTAGAAGAGTTTGTATCTGCTCACTTAGTAGCTAAGAATATGGAAGATGGTGTTTATATGGAAGCAGACTTAGGCGGAGAAGCTACACCTGAGTCTGATTTAGAAGAAACATGGATAGATGAAGAATATGACAGAGATAAAGTTAAGATTGTAAGATATTATGGACTAGTTCCTCAGAAATTACTTGATAATCCAGAAACTGGTGAAGTATATGAAGGAACTTCTGATATTTTAGAAGAATATGGTGATTTAGTAGAAGCTATTGTTGTTATAGGTAATGATAATGTATTATTAAAAGCTGAAGCTAACCCATATATGCTAAAAGATAGACCTATTGTATCATATCAAGATGATACTGTACCTAAAAGATTCTGGGGTAGAGGTATTGCAGAGAAAGGTTACAATATGCAGAGAGCTATTGATGCACAATTAAGAGCTCACTTAGATTCATTAGCTTTAACTACTGCACCAATGATGGGCATGGATGCAACAAGACTTCCTAGAGGGGCTAAGTTTGAAGTAAGACCAGGTAAAACTATTCTTACTAATGGAGACCCTAGAGAAGTATTACAACCATTCCAGTTTGGAACTACAGATGCAAGTAATTTAGAAACAGCAGCAATGTTCCAGAAAATGTTATTACAAGCAACTAATACAATGAGTACACAAGATGATGTTAAAGCAGCAGCTGGTGGAGATTTATCAGTAGCATTAGCTACAGTCTTGAAAAAGAATAAGAGAACTTTAGTAAACTTCCAAGACAACTTCTTGGTTCCATTTATTACTAAAGTAGCACATAGATTTATGCAGTTTGCTCCAGAAGAGTTCCCTGTTGCAGATTACAAGTTTGTAGCTAACTCATCTTTAGGTAATCTAGCTAAAGAAGTAGAACAGTTACAATACTTAAATCTACTTAAAACATTAGGTCCAAATAGTCCTATTACTCCAATATTATTAGAAGGTGTTATACAGAACTCTAGTATGGACAATAGAGCTCAGATGACAGAAGCTTTACAACAAGGTACTGAAGCTCAGAAGCAACAACAAGCACAAGCATCTCAAATGCAAATGGGTCAGGTTCAAGCAGAAATTGGACTTAATCAAGCAGAAGCTCAAGAGAATATGGCACAAGCTCAAAAAGCACAGATGGAAGCTCAGATGATGCCTAAGGAAGTACAAGCTAAACTTATGTCATCGTTAGCTAATAACTTACCTAGTGAAGCAGACGAAGCTGAAATGGAATTTAAGCGTAGAAAAGAAGTAGCAGAACTTATGCTTAAGCAAGAGGCTTTAAATATTAAGAAACAAGATATGATTGATAATAAACAAATTGTAAGAATGCAAATGAACCAGAAACCTGTAAAACTTAAACAGGCTTAGCATAGCAACATCAAGGATGACTTGCATAGCTCTCATCTGAACTTGTTCTTTTAAACTTAACTTAGGAGAATAAATATGAAATGGACTAAACCACAAGCAACAGAAATGAGATTTGGTTTTGAAGTAACTATGTATGTTATGAATAAATAAGGTAAATTTTA